TACTTAAAAAAAAGCAATTACAAGCCAAAATCGGGTGGTAATCTCTTACTCGAAATGGCGAACGAAATCATCAGTGCATCATTCCAGACCGAAGTGGAAGCTTTGGCTGAGAGCATTGTATATCTCCCTGAAGGCGAGCATGAAATCCATGCTACCGTCAATGGCAAGGCTGCCAAGCGCAAGGTAACGGTCGATGAGTCGATCCTAGCTGCATTCGCAAGCGACCTGCAAGCTCGCCAATCTCGCAACGTGCGACCATTCGCTGGCTTCGATCACAAAGCCGGTCCAGCCTCCTTCATCCCGAAGGAGTTCCGATATGAATCAGGCGTCGGTCTGGTTCTCGACATCGAATGGACGCAGGCAGGCAAGAGCGCCATCGAAGGCAAGGACTACTCCTACTTCTCGCCAAACTTTCTACTCGCCAACGGCACGCCAGCAGGTCTGCCGACACATGGCGAGATCGGTTCGCTCGTTAACGAGCCAGCATTCGAGGCGATGGAAAAGATCGCCGCATCATACAACGAAACCAATATGGACATCAAACCACTAATCGAACTCGGTCTTGTTGCCGAGGATGTTGACCCGGAGAAAGCAATGGAAATTGCCAAGCTCGAAATCGAAGCCATGAAAAGCAAGATCGCTGAGATCGAGGCTGGCTACATGACGAAGGAAGCCGACGCGGTTCAAGCTGCTGCCAACCACGCCAACGAACTGGAGACAGTCACTGCATCGCGTGACGCTCTCGCCAGCGAAGTGGAAACGCTCAAAGCATCACTTGCTGAGATTGAGGACAAAGCTGCTGACTCGGTCATCGACGAAGCTGTCAAAGCCGGTCGCATCGCTCCGCAAGATGAAAAAGCCAAGTCATTCTGGAAGGCTCAAATCAAAGCCGACAAGAACTCTGTGGAAATTCTCAACGCCATCCCATCCAAGCCAGTGAACGGCGAAACCGTTCTCGCCGGTAAAGCTGACGAAGGCACCAAACAAACCGAACTGAAAGGACTCGCACTCGTCGAAGCCTCCTTCAAAGCTCAAAATCAATCTCACTAAACAAACAACATTATGCCAAACAACCTAACTCTGTTAGACCTTGCCAAGCTCAACGGACATGATCCCATCGTCGGTCTGATTGAGGAAGTAGCCACCGCATCTCCTGAGGTGACAATCATCCCAGCTCGCACGATTCGCGGCACGTCCTACAAGACTGTGACTCGCAACAGTCGTCCGAGCGTTGCATTCCGTCAAGCCAACGAAGGCACGGATGCTACTAAATCGAACTTCACCGAGCGTCTCGTTGAGTGCTTCATTCTCTCCGCTCGCATCGAGGTCGATAAGGCTGTCGCTCGCGGTTACGAAGACGGCGCCGAGGCTCTGCAAGCAATCGAAGCCATGGGCGTCATGCGCGCTGCTCTCTCCACAGTTGGAACACAAACCATCTACGGAGACAATGCAAGCTCGAAAGGCTTCGCCGGTCTGCAAACTTTGGTAACTGCTCTCGGCAGCGACATCGTTGTTGATGCAGGCGGCACAACCTCCGCAACTGGTTCCTCGGTTTACGCCATCAAAGCAGGCAACACCGGCGTGCAATACGTTTACGGTAACGGCACAACCTTCGACCTTTCGCCATTCCGCGAAGGTGATGCAGTTGATGCCGACGCTAAGCGATACGCTGCATTCATCGCTGACCTCACCGCTTGGGTGGGCTTCCAGTGCGTGAACAAACATGCAATCGGTCGCTTGAAAGACCTCACCGCAGACAGCGGCAAAGGCTGCACAGACGCCAAGATTGCTGAGCTGATCAGCAAATTCCCAGTTGGTGAGCGTCCGAGCCACTTGCTCATGTCACGCCGTTCCGCGTTCCAGCTCCAAGTCAGCCGGAACACAACTCCATCGTCGAAGCAGGAAGCTTTCACAGGCATTCTTCCCGGCGTGCCAACGGAATCCTTCGGCATTCCGATCATCATCACCGACTCGATCGTTGACACCGAAACCCTCAGCTAATTCTAACCATATCAAATCATGAGCTTCGAATTCAATCGTAACCTTCAAGACAAGAATTACACCTCGACTGTTGCCATCGCGCAGGCAGGTGCTAACACCGCAGCGTTCGACCTCGAACAAGTAGTTGGTGGCGACATCGAGAAAGTAGTTTTCTCGCTTTCCGCTCCGACTGCTGCTGGCATCTCTGACACCAAAGTCGTGACCTACGCACTGCAAGACAGCGCAGACGGTTCTTCTTGGGCTGCCGTTGATCCAGCAATCAGCACGACTCAGACTGGCGCTAGCAGCGCTGGCATCGTCGCTAAAGAGGTTCGCTTCCGCGTTCCGGCTAACACTCGCCGCTATGTGCGCATCGCCCAAACGATGACCGCCAGCGCAGGCACTGTTTCCGGTAACATGGTCGCCAAGCTTTTGTTCTAATCCGTTGGAACTTGTGTGCAAAGGGCGACGGAGTTGGTAGTTTCCTCCGTCGCCCTAAATTCTTGAAACTCATAACATCATGGCTTGGCTCGCTCTTACATACTCCGCACTTCGTGACAGACTCTCAACCGAGGAGTTGAATCGTTTACTTGCTGAATGTCCCACCTCAGAGGATAAAGCGCAGGAGATTCTCACGAGCGTAGCGCAAGACATTGCTTCACGCGTCAACTCAGGCAGGCGCAAGCGTGGACTACCGCCGGTCGTCAATACCGGCTTGTATGTGCCACCAGGCGCTCGCCGACACGCCTACAATCTCTGCCGTCAAGAACTGACGGACTCCTATCCTTCTCTCGCTGAATTCAATGGCGACGATCGCCGCAGATCGGTAGAGGAAGCAAACAGCTACTTCGATGATCTCGCAAACAATAACGCAGATTCCGACGACACCGGAGCCGAATCATTCGCTGCTACAACTGGCAGTTCTTTTCGCTATGGTGGAGCGGCTGTCATGAACTTCTCAGAATCACCATGAGCCTTATTCGCCAAATAGTCGAAAGCATGGCAAAGACGCTGAAAGATCACGCGTATTTTCGCACCGTGCCGATTATTCCTGTTCTGGTTCAAGATCACAAGGACATCGACCGCGAGATCGAGAACGCAATGAGCAAGGCAGGCGCGTTCGTTATGGTCAACTTTTCGCAGAGTGAGGCGTCGTCACCAGACACACCCGGACCATACATGGATTCAGCGACATTCTCAGTCACTTGCTCGGAGATCCCAAGCGTCTGGAGGCAGCAGGCTGGCAACATGTCGAAGCCAAGTGCAACGGAGATCGGTGAGGCTGTTTCACGCATTCTTCACCATCACAAACCGCTCGATTCAAACGGTGATTCACTCACCGGCGGCATTCTCACATTCGCCTCGATGCAGGAGGACGCGACACCTCCAATGCTTCAACAAATCATCACTTTCAACTGCCCAGTGGGGCTACAAAATACAACTCCAACACGCTAAAAAATCATGCCAACATTCGACAGAACCACCATCGTTCGCGGTCCTTGCAAAGTCACTTATGATTCGCAGACCTTCTACTCCAAAGCTGGAGTTGTGCTGACCACGACCAACTCGACCTTCGACAAAGAGACAGACGCTTACGGCATCGTGAGCAAGTCGAAAACCGATTTCACCATCGTCGTCGAATTCGAGCCAGTTGGAGAGATCGAGGCACTCGCCGTTCTGTTCCCGCATGGTAACACGGCAATGGGAGCCAGCATCTACGGCGCGACTGACAAGAACCTTGTCATCGTATCAGCTGACAAGACCTACACAATCCTCAACGCTCAGATCACGCAAATGCCGACTATCTCTTGCAGCGCGACCAAGACAGCGTTCGGCTCGGTGCAGTTCACCGGCTTGCTTAAGATCGGCGGCGATCCGCAGAACATCGAGGACTACTACACGACAACCACGGGCGCGAGCATCGGCACAGGATTCAATCCATCGCTGATCGTTACCGCACCATACACCGCAACGCTCGGAGCGCTCGACCCATTCTTCAGCCAAGACGGATTCGAGATCAGCTTCGACTTGTCACTAAACCCGGTAGTCGTTGACGGCATCGGAACCGTTGACATGCGAATGGGAAACATTGGGTGCAACATCAGCTGCATTCCGACCGGCATCGAACAACTCGACTTTGACACGTTCTTCGACAACCTCAGCGCAGGCGGTGACCTAGCATCAAGCGCTCTCGACATCTCAACGACCACCGTGGGAGGACTCAACTTCGACTGTGCAGCGGTTCAAGTCACTGAATTACAGCGCAACTTCTCAGCGGCTGACAACGTTCTCGGAACGCTCACCATGAGCGCCAAGCGGACATTCAGCAGCGGAGCGCCTGTCACCCTTTTCCAAGTCGGAGCAGTTTCCTAAGCCATGTTCGTACGACTCCAGCGCGGCTCGATTGCTTACGACCTCGCAGGTGGCGACGGTCAAAGGAGCGAAACGTCCAACTTTCAAATCTCGGCTGAGCCGAACTTTCAACAGGTGCAATACATCGAGGCTGACCAGTTCGACCAGTTCTTCCGAGGTGGATCCAGCACGACTGTTAGCTTTAGCAGCGTGCTGACCTTCTCAAGTCTGACCGACGCCGAAAACTACCTGCTCAACATGCCTCAAGGCTTGCTCTCACAGGCGAGCCAGACGGTCACGATCGGCAGGCTGACAGCGGCAGGCACGGCACAAGTTGAAACGCTTGTATGTGTCGGCACCACGACAGGAGCTGGCAACATCAACTGGTCATTTACCAGCGTTGACGTGACAGCAAGCGGGACGACGGCGGTGCTATCGGGCGACACCCCGACACAATACGCGGCGAAGATCGCGACCTCGCTCAATGCAAATTCAAGCATCGCCTTCCGCTACATCGTGAGCAGCTCAGGCGCGAATGTCATCATCACCAAGCGCCAAGCAGAAGCCAATGACGCTACGCTTGCTCTCGTCACGACGAACGGTTCACCATCGCCGGGCATCACAGGCGCAACAAGCGGAACGACAGCCTCTGGAGTCGCGCCGACAATCTCGAACTCCAAAACGCTCAGCAGCGTCTCATGCGTGGTCAATCTCGCGCAGAACGGAGTTTCGGTCTTGCAAAACGTAACAATCATCGGTAAATACTAAGCCATGGCAGCGAAGAACGTCGATATCAAGATCAACACAACTGCAAGCGGGACAGGAGCGAAGCAGACCGCGACTGACATGGACAAGTTGGCTGCGTCATCTAC